TTTGTGCATGGTGATGTTGATACTGATGAACGCGAATCTATCCGTAAGATAATGGAAACGGAAAGCAATGCTATCGTGGTTGCAAGCTTTGGTACCTTCAGTACTGGTATTAACATCAGGAACTTACACAACATTGTCTTTGCAAGTCCTAGTAAATCTAGAGTTAGAAACTTACAAAGTATTGGGCGTGGTTTGCGACAGAGTGAAGGCAAAGAAATGGCTACACTTTTTGATATTGCAGACGATCTTAGAGTAAAAAAACACACAAACTTTACACTGCAACATTTCGTGGAAAGAATTAAGATATATAATGAAGAGAAGTTTCCTTTTAAAATCTACAATATAGGACTCAAAAATGGCAGCTAAAATAGTAAGATTTAATGATGGTTTGGATGTGATCTGTGAATATACAACAGTGTCCAAAAACCTTTCGGTATTGGAAAACCCCATGGTATTTGAGATCCGTGGAGTAAACTTGCAATTGCAACCGTGGTTACCAGTTGCAGTCATACAACAAGATTTTGTCGAGGTGAGTAACGACAGCGTGCTTTGCACGATGGATCCAACTGAGGATTTTGAAGAGTACTACAAGAGTACAGTTTTAAAATTACAGGAAGAAATGAAGAAGGAAAGAGAAGTGCTTCTTACAGAGGAAGTATTAACAGCTTTTGAAGAGAAAGCTTTTAATAAATCCTTAATGCATTAATATTTAATAAACATCATAGGGGGACACCGAGGACTATAACACTAGTCAAGCCCCTTGTCAACAACTTTTTATGGTACACTTGAATGACTAAACAAAAACATTACATCAATAACCTTGATTTTCTAAAAGCTTTAGAAGATTATAAGGCCGCCTGCGTAGAGGCCACAAAACAAAATCAACCTAAACCGATTATACCAAATTACATCGGTGAGTGTTTTATGAAAATTGCCGAAGGCTTGTCTCACAAACCAAACTTCATCAATTACACTTACCGAGATGAAATGGTATCGGATGGTATTGAAAACTGTTTGATGTATTTCGAAAACTTTGATGCGACAAAATCAAAGAACCCATTCGCATACTTTACACAAGTCATCTATTTCGCATTCTTACGAAGAATCCAAAAAGAAAAGAAACAACTGTATGTCAAGTACAAAGCAACCGAGTTATATGGCGTACTGGACGAGTTTGAGATGTTGGAGTCTGAAGACGGTTCAACCAAACAGTTCGAACTATACGACAACATTGCCGAATTTATTGAAACCTATGAGGTAACAAAGAAGGCAAAGAAAGCCGAAAAAGATGCGGCAAAGAAACCAAAAGGGCTTGAAAAGTTTATTGAGGAGTGATATAATGAGAAAAATTGGATTTAATTGTAGTACACTGGATTTATTCCATGCAGGTCATGTTACGATGTTGAAAATTGAAAAACAACACTGTGACCATCTAATCGTGGCACTACAATCCGACCCAACCATTGATAGGCCAGAAACCAAAAATAAACCTGTACAGTCCTTGTATGAAAGGTTTGTTCAAATTTCTGCTTGTCGGTATGTTGACGAAGTTTTGGTATATGAAACCGAAGAAGATTTGGAAAACATTTTCAAGACACAAACTATACACATTAGGTTTTTAGGTGATGAGTATAAATCTAAACCATTTACAGGCAAACAATATTGCCTAGACAATGGCATTGAGTTGTTCTTCCATGACAGACAACATCCATATAGTAGTTCTCGATTGAGACAACGTGTTTATGAAGCTGAAAAAAAGAGATTAGATATTAAATGAAAATTGCAATTATTACCGATCAACATTTCGGTGCAAGAAATGACTCAATTCATTTTTTGGATTTTTATGAAAAGTTTTATAAAGAAACATTCTTTCCAACCTTGGTCAAGGAAGGAATTAAAACTGTATTGATTCTAGGTGACACCTTTGACCGCAGAAAATATGTCAATTTCTTTTCATTGAAACGTGCCAAACAAATGTTCTTTGATCCATTGTATGAAATGGGTATTGAAGTTCATATGTTGGCAGGAAATCACGACACATATTTCAAAAACACCAATGATGTTAATTCAGCCGACTTGTTACTCGGAGAATATGACAACATCAATGTGATTGATTCACCACAAACAATTCATTTAGACTATGCAAACACAACATCAGATGTTTGTATGATGCCATGGATATGCGCTGAGAACTATGAGAACTCTATGCAAGAGTTGAAGAACACCTCAGCAACCATTTGTATGGGACATTTTGAGATTGCCGGATTTGCAATGCACCGTGGCATGCCTTCTGAAGGTGGACTAGATCGTAAAATCTTTGATAAATTTGAACTTACATTTAGTGGGCACTATCACCACAAATCTTCTTCTGGTGATATACATTACTTGGGTAACCCGTATGAACTTACGTGGCAAGATCACAATGATGACAGAGGTTTTCATCTGTTTGATTTAGATACAAAAACACTTGAGTTTGTTAAAAATCCAAATAATATGTTCCATAAAATTGTTTATGATGATGTATCGGAATCCATTTCAGACATTGACAAGAAAGACTTGGCAATTTACAACAATTCATATGTCAAAGTGGTAGTAGTTAATAAAACAAACCCATACCTGTTTGACAAATTTATGAATAACTTGTATAATGTCAATCCAATAGATATTACTATTGTTGAAGATTTTTCGGAATTACTTGATGATGTGGAAGATACAGTCGATCAAGCCGAAGACACACTAACAATCTTGAACAAATATGTTGATGGTATTACTGAACAGAGTATCGATAACAACGAATTGAAAAAATTATTGAAAGAACTCTACGTAGAGGCACTGAACACAGAACAAGCATGATATTATTTCAGAAAATAAAATGGAAAAACTTTCTTTCCACGGGAGCTGCGTTTACCGAAATTGATTTTACCAAGTCTACTAACACATTGATTGTTGGCCACAATGGTGCAGGAAAGTCCACAATTTTGGATGCACTGTGTTTCGGACTGTTTGGTAAACCCTTTCGTAAAATAAACAAACCACAACTATTGAATTCTGTAAATGCCAGAGATGCAATTGTACAGATCGAATTCAATATCGGTCAGAAGAAGTACAAGGTCATCCGTGGTATCAAACCTAATTTGTTTGAGATTTATGTGAATGATGTTTTGTTGAATCAAGACGCAGCATCACGGGATTACCAAGAGGTTTTAGAAAACCAAATACTTAAACTCAACTACAAGTCATTCACACAGGTTGTGATACTTGGTTCAGCCTCATTCGTTCCTTTTATGCAACTGTCGGCATCTGACCGTAGAGCAATCATTGAAGACTTATTGGATATTCAAATATTCTCTTCTATGAATGTTGTTCTAAAAGATAAAATGTCCGTTATAAAAGATGGTTTGACAAAAACCAAGTATGACATAAAATTGACAGAAGAGAAAATTAATATACAAAAAGAGACAATTGAAGATAACCGAAAACACAATAGTGATGAAATTGAAAAACGGCAAGTGGAGATCGGCAAATCCAAAGATCAGATAGAAAACTTAAACAAACAAGTTGGGTTGATATTAAAACATGTTGCCGTTCTCACCTCAAAAGTCGGTGACAATAAAACTAAGTTGGAAAAGAAATCTAAAGGTTTGTTTCAAATACAGGGTAAGATTGAAACTAATATTAAGAAGAACCAAAAAGACATTGAGTTCTATGAGAACAACCACGATTGTCCTACATGTAAACAGGCCATCACAACAGAATGGAAACAATCTCAATTAACCGAGAAACTGAATAAAATAGACACACAGAAAAAAGGTTTTGCGGAGATTGAAAGTGAACTGAAAAGTGTTAACGATGAGATGAAAGTTATTTCTGGTATACTCACACACATAAGTGAACACAACACGGAGGTTGCAAAACATAATTCAACCGTTTCTGCAATTAATGGTTATGTTACCAAGTTGATTACTGAGATAGAAGAGTTATCTATTAAAGTTGATGTATCGGAAGATGGCAACGAAAAATTAACGAACCTAAAAACAGAATTGGCCAAACACACAGAATCATATGAGAGCTTGATTGATTCAAAACACTATAATGAATTTGCATCAACTTTATTGAAAGATGGTGGTATCAAAACCAAAATCATCAAACAATATTTGCCGGTGATGAACAAGTTGATTAACAAGTACCTTTCTTCAATGGACTTCTTTGTTAACTTCAACATCAATGAAAATTTTGAAGAAACAATTAAGAGTAGACACCGAGATGAATTCTCTTATGCCAATTTCTCAGAGGGTGAGAAGATGCGTATAGATTTGGCTCTACTGTTCACATGGCGGCAAATTGCCAAAATGAAAAACTCAACGAACACAAATTTGTTAATACTTGATGAAGTATTTGATTCTAGCCTTGATATGGTTGGCACTGAAGAATTCCTAAAGTTGATACAAGAAATGGGTACAGACACAAATGTGTTTGTTATCTCACACAAGGGTGACCAACTGTTTGACAAGTTCCGGTCAGTTATCCGTTTTCAAAAGAAAAACAATTTTTCAAGGATCGTAAAACAATGAACACTACCGATGATATAATTTTATATGATACTGCTGCGGTATCTAAAGTTGAACCTTCTGAACCATCAATAAAAACTTATGAGTTGGTACCATCACATTGGCCTACACTATTTCAAGTTCTACCAGAATTTGATTTCTCTGCGCCACCAATTAATCCAATTGAACTGGCCTCATCACTAGTGGAAACTTGCCGTAAATATAATGGATATGGTTTATCAGCCAATCAATGTGGTTTTACGCATCGTGTATTTGTGATGGGTACTGGTGATGAATATGTGGCATATTTTAATCCTAAATTAATTTCCACAGAAGGTGAAATACATATGGAAGAAGGTTGTCTGTCCATACCATACCTAATGTTGAACCTCACTAGACCAAAAAAAGTTATGGTAGAATACCAAGACTATAATGGTACAAAGCGAGAGGCAACTTTTGATGGTATAACCGCAAGATGTTTCTTACATGAGCTTGACCACATGAACGGAATATTGTATACTAGTAAAGTGAAACCTCTTGCATTACAATTTGGGCTCAAAAAAATGCAAAAGATGTATCAAAAGATTTCAAAACAAATGCGAATGATTGCACGGACGAAAAGTAAAAAATAATGGCCACACCTATAGATTATGTTGATGCTCAGTGGGACAAATGGCAAACACTTAATGATCCTACACGATTCGACCACATAGACACCGAGCAACTGAAAGAGACTTTGGTGAAGGACCTCACATATGCATCCAAGATGGATGTGCGTGAGTATACCTTGTATCAGAAGTGGTTAGAAGTACATGAGAAATATCCCACCAGGACAATCACCACTTTGTTTGGTGATGATGTTCAATTGATAGATGTTACACAAAAGAACCTGGTTGATAAAGTTAAAAAGAATTTTTGGATGCCACAAGGTCCAGATGATTATGAAAAGTTGAAACCTAAATTGGTTCTATCAAACGGACCTTTGGCTGAAACTTGGAACACAGTAAGAACATTTTCATCCACAATGAAGAATAATTCCAACATTGGTCGTAATCTATTCTACACCGTGGTCGATGAGAATAGTGATAAGTATCTCGGAGTTATCTGTATATCATCCGACTTCTTGGATTTAACTCCAAGAGATACTGCAATTGGATGGCCAAGAGATGTTAAGACACAAAAAGGTATGATTAATCATACTGCTATTGGATCCACAATCGTTCCATTACAACCATTAGGTTTTAACTATATGGGTGGTAAATTATTGGCAC